GCTCATTAGATACCTTTCAGGAAGTTCATAATCTCGCCAGCACTCACCGTCTGTTCAGGTTCAGACTGTTGCTGCTCGTATGGGCGTTTGATAGGCGTGAAATCCATTTTTCCGCCAAGCGCCTTGAAAATCAGTTGCGAGAACTCCACCTGCAAAGCCGCCATCTCCGTCTGGTTATCCCAGTCGGCGGCGTCACCAAGGAACTTGCGACCAAACGCAGAGCCCTTAGGTGGAATCCCCTTAATGTAGGCGAGGAGCCTACGGCAACCCGACGGAGAAGCTCCGTAACAAAGTTGCCGTAGGTCCAGGCCGTAGTAGCGTTGAAAATCGGCTTCAAGCGCCTCAAAGTTCCCGCTAAGAACTTGGGCTAAGCCAGCGATTCCCCCGGCGTCTTACCTGTGATGAAGTTGATGACGGACTCGAAGTCGCCAGCAGTGAGGATAGGCCACAGCACATCTACGTCAGCCGTATCAGCCAACAGCAGAGCCAAGCCCTCCTTCACCTTTCCATCCTGAAGTAAGAAAGCGGCAGCCAGAGGCACTTCAGCGTTCACCTGAACGTAGCCTGCCTCCAACTTGATGTAAGGGTCCCCCAACCCCTGAGCAGCACGAGCCTCCTGGCGAGCAACACGCTCGGCAGCAAGGTCAAGAACAGTAGCGCCTTCAGGCAGCGAGGAGATAAGCGCCATGATTAAGCCACAGTTCCTGCGTCGCTACCGTAAACAGCGATAGCAGCCGAGCCGTCCGAAGGGACAAGCGCCTGAATCTCCATGTCGAAGTTGATTTCGTCCTCACGCGAGAAGGTGATGGAAGGGAGCGACTTGAAGGTTGCACGCTTGAAGATGATGCGCTGCGAGGCAGTACCGTCCGACCAGTCGAGAACCAGGATGAACTCCTGAGTGGTCTGCGAGGCAGGGAAGGTCAGCGAGTAGGCAGGGCTGGTGGCTACGGTGACGGTTGCGTTACCCCAAGCGAGCTGAACAGCGGTCTTGCTGGACTCGATAGCCGAGAACTTAGCCTGACGCGAAATCTTGGTTGGGATCATGCGGAGAACGTCAAGGTTCTGCCAGCCAGTAACTTCCTTGGTGTCGAGCTGCTGGGCGAGAGTGAAACCGTTCTTCACGTAACCGATGTTGATGAACGCGGCAGCCAGAGCGGTAGTGCTGTCGGTTGGGAGGGTTGAGCCGGTAGGCGCGTACCAAATGGCACCCGTACCGGCAATCTTAATCTTGGAGCCGTCTGGAGCAGGCATGTGGATTCCTTACTTGATTTGTTTACTTGTGGAGAAGCACCCGAAACCGCGCCACATAGCGTGGAAGGGGTGGAACAACAACCGCGTCAGGAATCCACTGGGGACCGACTTCCTCCTGCGCACTAACAAGCACGCCCTCGGTAACGGTGTCGTTGGCTATGGCCATGATGCAAGCCTGAATAGTGCGAGCAATCTTGTTGCACTCGTACTGCTTGTCTTTCTCGCCGAGCACATCGACTTGGATGGCGGCTTCATCTATGGCGTTCCAGGTGAGGGCTTGACCGCCAACACGATGGATTAAGACGAGAGGATAGGTGGGTTCCTGTGGGCGAATCGTAGTGATCCGCGCTGCTGGAACGAGAGCCGTAACCTCGGAGCGAGTCCTGAGGTATTGGATTACTGCTAGTTCGGCGTCTGGAAGAACGTTGGGCGTGAAAGCCATTAGTTACCCTTCTTCCATTTCAAACCAAGCGATTCGACAGCGGAACGCATGACGAACTGGGCGGGCTGTGAACCGTCACGGTTACCGAACTCGACCCAAGCGGACTTCTGGTCGGTCGCTAAGACACGAGCCACGCCCTTCTCGTTGGGCTTGTTCACGACGATGCCGTCGCGGTACTGCCCAGAGTCGACAGGGGCAAGCTCGCGGGCACGTTCGGCAATCGCCTCAGCAATCTTTAGGCTGTGGGCTTTCACCTCAGAGAACGAGTGCAGTTTGCCTTCCAAGTCCTGGTTCAACTCAATCTTGATGTCGTCCACTACTGAACCACCTTCAGATTGCATTGAATGTGAGACACCGACCCAGCGCGAGGGTTGTAGACACTCCAAGGAGCGCCATCCACTTCGAACGTTTGGCCACCGCACACGATGCGGTCGAACGCGTTGATGTTCGTGCCGGCTGGCAGGAAAGCATGCCACGATGAAACGATGGTGTCGCGGTCCGCTAGATACTCGACCGACTCTTTCAGTTCCAGATAACCAACAATGGTGGTAACTGATGCGTCACCAGGAACCTGGTTGCCGTACTGGTCGGTAGTCGTGTGCTGGTTCTTGTGCAGTTCCAGCGGCTGATTTAGGAGTTTCGCTAGGCTCATCGCTGCACCGCAACAGACGCACTCATGGCACGCTTGCGGTAGTAGTTCAGGACTTCCTTATCCGACTCGGTGAGACGCATCGCGCCAGTCTCCGAACGGCTGTACTTGACCTGATACCCGCCAACACGCTCCTCGTTCACACCAACAGGAGACGCAATAGCCATAGCCACCAAGCCAGCGGTCACGTTAGTGATGTCGCCAGGGATAGTGTCAAAGCCGTGGTCGTAGTTGATGGTGATTTTCGCTTGCGGACCCTGCCAAGTCGCACCAGTCGCCTGAGGGCCACTGTTAGAACCCGCTGGACCCCATAGAGCGTTGCCACCCCACAGGAGAACACCGAAGTCAGGCTGGTAAGCGCCAGTGCTGATGTAGAGAGTGTCGTCGAGAACCTTCCACACCGAATAGGCGGTAGGAGTAGCCCCGTTGATGAGGAGCGAGTTCACGGCAACAATCGGACGCTGAGGCAACACCAAAGTGTTGTCCCAGTTACCAGGCAGGGTAATGGTGTCGCCCGAAACAAAGTTGAGAGTCTGGCGAGTGTAGCGGCGAACAACATCCGACGCCTGAGTCAGCAGACGGTTAGCCCAGACAAGTTCAGACGCTGTCAGATCACGCTGTAGAAGAGCAGCCACATCATCTGTCGTGGCAAAGTTTGAATAAGACAACGCTGAACTCCTTGGGAAACTTACTTAGTGGCTGCAGCCTTAGCCGCAGGTGCGTCACCTGGAATAGCTCCGATAACGCGACCGAACTCGTCGGTAGGTGCACCGAACAGGGCTGGACTAAGTTTCTTAGCCTCTGCCTCGGTAATCTTCTCCCAACCTGCTGGGAGTGGCTGGCCGTCCTCAATCGAGTTCACGCCGATGCCGTTGGAAATGTAAAGAGCCATCACGGTTCCTTTTCTTTCTAGGGGGTTTGGTGCCGGAGAGTAGGGGCTTCACGCCCCTACCCCCCAGCGGTTTAGTCCGAAGGACTAGGAGAGAACGACTACAGCCTTCTCGTCACGGAGCTTGGCAACACCGTAGAGAACGTCTACGGTCACCTGAACACCGAGGTTCGAAGCGTTGTAAGCCATGGTGACGCGGAGGCTCAGACCCGATACAGGGTCCTGAACAACCGAAGTCTGTGCACCAGTGCCGGCAGGAGCGTCAGGGAGACCGCGCATAGCCAGGATGATTGCGCCTGGGTTGAATGCCAGGTTCTTGGTGCTGTTAGGGGTACCAGTTACAACTGGAACGAGCTGCGAAACGTAAACGTCGAAGCCGTACAGGCGACCAATCGAGCCCTCCTTAGGAGCCTGAGCCTGAGCAAAGGCGAAGAAGGTCTGCAGGTTGCTGTCACCGAGGATAGCGATCTCGTCCTTGGTGGAGACAACGAGAGCGCGGTTGTCGGTAGGAGCCTTCAGGTCGTTGAGCTTCTTGCGAGCCGAACGGATGGTGGCGGCAGTGATGTCAGTACCGCTGGTACCAACCGAGTTGCTGAAACCGCTGTACAGAGCCAGCAGGTCAGTCTCAATCTGCTCAGCGATAGGAACGATAGCGGCTTCCATGTAACGCTGGATGATGTCCTGGTTAGCGGTGGCGCGTGCAGCGTCCTCAACGAGGAACGATGCTTCCTTGTGCTTGTTCAGGGTCACAGTGGTGGTGGTTGCAGAAGGAGTCTGCAGGGTGACGGCAGTGTTAGCAGCCTTGTCGTTGGCGCTGAAAGTTCCAGGGTATGGAATGTTCAGGGTGTCGCCAACCTGGAATGCTGCAACGTCGCTGTCGCGGGTTACGAGCTTTGCGAGAACAACGCGGTTGCGCAGGATCTCAAGAGCGGTGTTGGCCCAAATCTGTGGAATGAATGGACCAGCAGAGGTGCGAGTGATGTTCGCCATTTGCGGTTACTTTCTTTTGTTACTCGTCGGCGATTCTTCCCTCTTTGTAAGCAAGCAGGATGTCGTTCTTGTTTGCCTGGTAGAAGGAGAAATCGTTGAGTTCTGAACGGGAATAGATGCGTGCCGCTGACTCTCCGCGAGTGCCCTGCCCGACGTCGCCAAACTTTGGCTTCGGTGCGGTGGCTGGGAATGCGGTAAGGATGTCGTCAGCGTCGGCTTCCAACTCTTCACGAGTAGAACCGACTAGGCGGCGTGCTTGGGCGGGAGTGAGGCCCTTCTCATCTGCAACCTCGCGTCGCAGTTGGTTGATTGAAAGCGAGTCGCGCTCCTTGAGGAGTGCGTCGCGCTCTTCCTGAAGTTTCTGGAGGTCCGTCTTGTCGCGGTCCTCGTACTCCTTCAGCTTTAGACGAAGCGTCTCCGCTTCCTTGTTTGCCTTCTTCAAGGCATTCTTTACCTCGGCAGGAATGTCCTGCTTCGATTCGGTGGGGTTACCCTCTGGAGCAGGAGGTGCAGTACCTTCTGCTTCTGGTGCAACACCATCAGCGGTAATTTCGTCAGCCATCACGGCCTCACTTTCATTTATTGAATCCGCCACCTCGCGTGGGGAAAACAAACGGGTTATGCACCCGAAACTTGGTCTGCCTGAGCAAGCATCTGCTTGTATTCG